CCCTTGATATACCTATTTCACATAAATCAAGATTTCCCCAAAACGGGAAAACTTCAATAGTTCTATCGTATTTGATAATTTGTGGTAACCCATCTATATCTGAACTTGATTTAAATTCATAGTATCTTTCAAACTTCTCAATACCTTCTCCTCTTTTAATAAAGTCATAAGGTCTTAATGAGAAACAACCAATATCAGATAAATCTAAGTCGACATGTAATGTTTGTTTACCCACCGGCACACCCCAAATCATGAAGTCACCCGATTCGTTAGTCTTAACGGTGTATCTATAATAATTTTCGTATACTTCTAATACTTCCTCTCTTGTTAAAATATCCGATTGATCTGGAAAGGTTCCTGTTGGTTTGTGTCCACCATGTTGTTTTCTTGCTGGTAACAAATTATATCTATAATTGTCATCATTTTTATCTGAAACTTCGGTGTAAGGATATAACGCAGAAATTATGGGGTCGGTTGAATCTGCTTCGGTTTGAGGTACAAATATTGATACTCTAACATTAGGTATTCCAAATCCGTCATTCGCGGTAATTCTACCACAAACCACCCCATAGTCCGCACAAAGTGATGTATAAACATCTGTTTGTGAGAATTTTAAGGATAAAATTTCCAGTTGGTCGTAGTCTTGTTTTAATTCGACAGTGACCTTCTGTTCTTTACCGATATTTGTTGAAATTCTATGTTTTTGCATCATTCTCTTAATAAATAGAAAGCATGTGATTTTCTACTATTATAAAGAAAAAACATTTTAGTATGTAGTCGTTCCTGAAGGTTTAGTTGCCACCCTTATATCACTATTTGGGAATCTGATTTGGAATATTTGATTTGACTGCATAAAGACCGTCGTATCAATTTGTTGTATTTCTTTAGTTGTTGTATCTATATATGATTGTGATACTTCAGATGATGAGTATTTACCACCAATTTTATTAAATACCTTAATTCCCACTACGTTAACAACACCATAAATTGAACCAATTTCTCGAATTAAATCTCCCACAAATAATGGGTCACCCATTTTACGTTTGTCAATGGCGAAGAACATTATTGATGTTTGAATTACTTGTTTAATAACGTCCGTTGGGTTTTCGTTTTTATTAATTACCAAATTAATATCTAATCCTAAGTCAATAACTTGCCCATTTGCAACTTCAATATAATCATTAATCATTCTATATTCTGAAAGATAATTTAATATATTGTTTTTCAATGTATTAGATATTACATCGGTTAGATTACCTTGGTCATCATAAGATAATAATTTTACTCTAACCTTATTATCTTCCTCCATTACATTAACTTTAGCGGGTGCTCCGTATGTGGATGGCATTGTCTCAATTAATGACTTATAATCATTTAATGTTACCGCTCTATTTTGTGCTGCAAAATTATAAGAAACCATGTTTCTAATTTCTTCGATTGTAGGTTGGTCTGCACCACCTACAGCTGCCGTTACATTATTAACTCTTAAAGATAATTCAACTTGTGAATTAATTGCGTTATTAGGACCATTTATGTTAAATTCAACACTATCTACACTTGTAATGATATTAACCCCTAAATTCGAATCTTTACCCCCACCAATACGATATTTCACAAACAATGTGGTGTTTGCTTTAGGTATTGACCCTAATGACATATTGTTTAAATAATTAGCCAAGTTAACTTTTAATTGACCTGTCATGTAATTGTCTAAATTCTCTAGTGGGTCAACGGAACCACTACCAAAAGTTAATGAAAAATAACTTTCAGGTGTATATTCTGTATAGAATTTACTATTAACTTGTAAGTAAGTTCCTGCCCTAAAATTGTCTTTATCGGATACTGAAGTTGGGTCTTCTATGAATACTTTATCTTGTATTAACGACTTAACTTCGTACCATTTATTTGTTGATGCGTTAAATTCAGAAGCTGTTGGGTTGGTCCCAAAAGATGTTCCTTCTTTGTGTATCACTCCTACCACACCTAAAACATTTTGTTCAGGTAAGAAAAGTCTTAAAAAAGGTTTTTGGTCTAATTCACTTATTACTCTTCGGTATATTCTTGTTACTCCATTAACCACAGGTTCTCTCTTTGTGATTGTATAAGAAACTAAAATATCATTACCATCGAAGTTTGGTATTTTTAATCTATTTGGTTCTCCCTTATTGTTAAATGGACTTGAGAAATCGATATCATTAATTGTTTCAAATATTTGTCCTCCTCCTGAAACTTGAGCACCAATCCTTAATGTTCCCAAATATCTTTCATCTTCCTTATCACCTCTAACAGGTACATTTATTGAAAAATCACACAGCGCTACCGATGGTCTTGTTCCAGGAATTTTTATACCATATGTTTTGGCAATATTAAATAATGATTGTCTTTGTTGTGCAAAATCCAACATAGTTTCTTGCCAAACCCTATCAATGTGAAAGTGTAAGTTATCTGCAACCGCAGCATTTAAATCTAATAAAACGGAGAATATTGACGCATCATTGGTATTTTTAACCAAATCAGGATAATATTCTTTTGTTAGATTTACTAATTCTTGTCTTAGTCCTGCAAAATCTCTAGTTGCGTATGATATTTTCTTAGCCATTTTAAATGTTTAGTATTATAAAGTCCGAAGATGAAAATGCTCCGTTATTAACCGTATATTCAATTTTCACTACTGCGGTGTGTGGTTTAGTTGTATTGTCAGAAACCCTAAATAATCTCTCATCTTCATCTTGACTAAATGTTCTAACAGTATCAGGGTCATCTTCTGCAGACATAACATCTAATTTTGTTATATCTAAATTTGGAATGTATTTTTTAACGGATTCTCTTATTTCATCTTCAATTAAATCGAATGTAACACTATCGTTTTGGTCAAAGATATATAGGTATAATCTTGAACCAAAATCGGGTAAGAAATAACGACTACCTCTTCTTGTCAATAAAAGATGTATAAGATTCGCTCGTACTTCTCTTTCGGGTGTTGTTGTTAATTTAACATAATCACCCTTTAAACTATCTCTAAATGGGAAATCAATTCCATATGTTATCGCCATGATTATAAATATAAACTAATCTAAAATGGTAATAAATAAAAAATCCAACCTAAGTTGGATTTAATATTGTTTTGACATTTAAACGTTATTTTTATGAACCACATCCCTCACAATCAAATGGTGAGTCTATTGGTCTTTCGATTGTCATTTGTAATTCTGGTGTATTTTCACTAATAATTGGATTACTTTTTGGTGTAGTAGGATATACCGCAGTTTGTTGTCCTGTTGGTTGTTCCACCAATTTTGGTGTTGATGTATCGACACCTAATCCCTTTAACGCATCTACCGCCGCTCTTGTTCTTAAGTAATACATACCCGTTTTTAATCCCAATTTCCAACCAAATAAGTGTGCCGCCAATAATTTAGGTTTAGTTGCGTTATCAATAAATAAATTTAATGATTGTGATTGGTCAATAAACACACTTCTATTTGCTGCCATTTGTAAAATTCTCTTTTGTGACATTTCCCAAACAGTCTTATAAATCTCTTTTAAATCTGTTGGTAATTCTGGAATATTTTGAACCGAACCATTTTCCATGATTAGTTTGTTTTTGATTCCTTCGTTCCACATTCCAAGATTTAATAAATCTTTTACCAAATGTTTATTAATCATAACAAACTCACCACTTAATGTACGACGAGAATATAAATTAGTTGTAAATGGTTCAAACGCTTCATTGTTACCTAAAATCTGTGCGGTAGATGCTGTTGGCATCGGTGCCACCAATAATGAGTTTCTAACTCCAAATTTGATGACATCTTTTCTTAATGATTTCCAATCCCAACGACCAGATAAATCAGAATCTACTTTATTCCACATTTGATATTGAAAGATTCCTTTTTCAATTGGGGAACCAACGATTGTTTCATATGCTCCGAATTCTTTAGCTAAATCTTTTGAGGACGTCATTGCCGCAAAATATATTGTTTCAAAAATATCAGTTTGTAGTGTATCTGCCTTATCAGATTCGAATGGTAAATGTAACATACATAATACATCCGCCAATCCTTGAATACCCAAACCAACAGGACGATGTCTGAAATTTGAACGTTTTGTTTCTTCAGTTGGATAAAAATTTAAATCGATTACGTTGTTCAAGTTTTTTACAACTTGGTAGGTATATTCATATAACATATCGTGATTAAATTCACCGTTAACGATATACTTAGGTAATGCGATTGAAGCCAAATTACAAACAGCTTGTTCTGTTGGTGATGAGTATTCAATAATTTCGGTACATAAATTTGATGATTTAATCGTACCTAAATTCTTTTGATTTGATTTATAATTGGCAGGATCTTTATATAACATATAAGGTGTTCCTGTTTCAATTTGTGCGGTTAAAATTGCATCCATTAATTTTCTTGCTTTAACCACTTTTCTACCTAACCCTTGTTGTTCGTAAGATTCGTACAACATGGTAAATGTTTTTTCTTCAGGTGTATCGTAAGCATCAGATAATCCTGGCGCTTCATCAGGTGAGAACAATGTCCAATCACCGTCTTCCTCAACACGTTTCATAAATAAATCTGGTGTCCACATTGCTAAAAACAAATCCCTTGCCCTCATTTCTTCTTTACCATGATTCTTTCTTAAATCAATAAATTCATAAATGTCAGCGTGCCATGGTTCAAGATAAATAGCAAATGAACCCTTACGTTTACCACCTTGATTAATCCAACGAGCAACCTCATTATACGTCTTCATCATTGGTAACAGACCATCAGATTCTCCACCAGTTCCTTTAATATATGATCCCTTAGCACGAACATCGTGTACGTGTAATCCAATACCACCAGCCCACTTAGAAATCTTTGCAACGTCAGAAATTGTATCAAACAATCCATCAATATCATCTCCTTTATTTCCAATTAAGAAACAAGATGACATTTGTGCTCTTTTAGTACCAGCATTAAATAATGTGGGTGTTGCGTGTGTATAAAAATGTTGTGATAGGTCATCATAAATTCTTAACGCCATATTGACGTCTCCTTTACAAATACCAACTGCAACTCTCATATAAAGATATTG